CAGTAGCATTAAGGTCTTCTAGGTAATCAAACAACAAGTCTTCAAACCCTTCAATAGGAAGAGCTACTCCTACCTCATTAATATAATCTTCATAGGTCATTCTCTCTCCTCAAGTTTAGTTAGCTCAAGCATAACTTTACTAAGATACCATTGAGCTTTCTTTAAATCTTCTAGTCCGTTCTTATACTTATATCTAGCTACATACTTAATTACATTCCCCTCTAGGTAGTTAAGCTTCTGGTCTAGTATAAAATCTATTACTTCTATGTTCCCTTGTTTATAGTGGTTTGGATTAATCGCATCACTCATTCTCTTCTCCTTTACTTATATATGTAAACCCCAGTTCTTGTAAAAGCTCAAGAGTAGTTATCATACTTTTTAGAGCCTTATCTTCAACAGGTAAGTTTGTTGTCTTAACTCTTTCGATTGCTTCTTTAATAGCAATCTTATTTCTCATTTATCTCCTTTATAGTAACTTCAACATAATTATCATCTGCTTCTCCTCCCCACTCTAGGAGGAAGTAAGGGATATGTCTAGCATCATCATCTTCTAATATACCTTTCTCAACTAAGGCATCGTTTAGAAACTTACTAACAGGAAACCAGAAGTTATCTATGTCTCTTCTTCTTTTCCCTTTGAAGAATAACTTGTACTCCATAAGTACAGGCTTATCAAAAGGTTCTATTCCTATCTCTTCAAACTCTGCATAACATATTCTAGCATAAGCCTTCTTAGCATTAGCTAAAGAGTAGAAGTGGGCGTTACGATAAATGTTTGCTGATAATAAATTAACTCCTTTCTTAGTCTTAACAGTAGGATAAGGTAGTGTTAGCTTAGTGGGTCTCCTCCCAAGTTGTTCCGACATTCGCTTCTCCTTCAAGTTTAATTCTAAAATCTAATGTAGTAGTTACATCTTCAAAAGTATCTTCTAATACTTTAGATACATATTCTACATCATCTTGAGCTACTTCACACTGAACTTCATCGTGTATGTTACCAACTAGTTTAATCTTATCTCCTAGTCTTTTAGCAATCTCTATTGTATAGTACTTCATTACATAAGCACCTGCTGATTGAAGTAACACATTAAGAGCGGAATGTTCGCTCCTTATGTATAGCTTCCTACCAGTAAGACCAGTAATGTAACCTTTACTTGCTGACTTCTTTACAGCAGTAATAAGTTTCTCTAATGCAGGTAGTGATTTAAAGAACTTCTCTTTAAGTTGTTTACCTTCTTTAGATTTACCACCAACAATAGAGCCTATCTTAGCATCTCCTGCACCATAAAGGAAAGCATAAATAAATGTTTTTGCTTCATCTCTAGTAGATAGTCCTGCTGCTTTTTGGTTGACAGTGTGTATGTCTCCTTCTAGTACTTGTCTACCATAAGCTCCATTATCATACCTAGCCATAAAGTGAGCTAACATCCTAAGCTCTAATCCACTAGCATCACAACCTATTAGTTTCTTACCTTCAGGAACAGTAAACAAAGACCTACACTCCTTACCCTTAAAAGCTCTACCACTAGGTACTTGTGCTAGGTTAGGATTCCTGTGGGTACATCTACCAGTAACAGCACCAAGAGTATCAAGCTCTCCGTGTATCCTATCATCATCCTTGATTAGTTTAAGCCAAGCGTTCTTGCCTTCAGCTAACATACCTACTACCTTTTGTAAATCAAAATACTTAGCAAGTAGTTGTGCTTCAGGATAAGGAAGAGTATTAAGAACAGTAGCATCTACGATAGGTGATTTCTTATCTGTAAACTTCTTAGGCTTCCACCCATATAAATCCTCTAACCACTTAACAATATGTTGCCTACTGCTAGGATTAAAATTAGTAAGAACAACAGGAGAATGTTTGTAGTATGCTACTCCTAGTCTATTAAAAGGTTCTTTCTTATACGTCTTAGTACCTCCTGCTTTAGCTAAGTACTTAGGCTTGAACACTTCCTTTAGTTCTGCTTCTATTTGTTCCTTCTCAACCATAAGCTCTACGTGTAACTTCTGTGCTTTATCCACATCAAAGTACCACCCAGTTTCTGTTTGTTGTTGTATTACTTTAGCGAAGTCTTGTTCCAATCTCAAAGCTTCATCAGGTACAGACTTGCTCTGTAATTTTTTCCACAATTTTTGAGTTAGGTGTACATCCTGTCTACAGTAATCAAGCATAGAAGGAGTAAAAACTTCCCAAGCATTTTCTTGTTTACCAAAGTCTCCTTTGTTGTCACCTAGTCTATATCCCCAAGACTCTAGGCTATGCCTACCGTGAAACTTCTTAGGTAGTCTGCCGTTGTTAGCGTGAGTAAGAACATCTAACTGCGTTAGGTTGTAGTAAGCTAACTTACTGAGGATTAAAGTATCAACTACTTCTTTCTCTTTGTAATACTTGCTGTACAGTTTCTTAATAACAGGTAGGTCGAAAGCTATGATGTTATGTCCGACAAGTACGTCATACTCCATTAGTTTAGTTAAGCCTTCCTCCATATCCTTGTTGGTATAATTCCAATACTGCTTCTCTTTAGCATCGTAGATAACCATACAATGAATAGTAGTTACCTCGTATAAAAGACCATCAGTTTCTAAATCAAAAGTCGCTGTTTTCTTCATCCTCAAACCCCTCAAAGTCTTCTTCAATTAGTTCAATTCTACCTGTCTTATGGTTGTAGTTCAACACATCAGCTTTGCCAAGGTTGCCACCAAACCTATTCTTTAGTACTCTAATGGCTATTCTATCTCCTTCTTGTTCTGACTGAGCATTACGTTCTAAACCAATAACACCATCTGACAATTGAGCAATAGCACCTGAGCCTCTAAGCTGACTGAGTGTAATCTGAGCACCATCTTCGTGACCTTTATCACCACTAGCTCTTCTTAGGTGAGAAATAAGTAGCATCCCTACTTGAGTTTCTTCTACTATAGACCTAAGCATAGTCATTAGGTTATCAATAGACCTACGTTCATCACCACCTTCCATTCCTGATATAACAATAGAGATGTGGTCAAGCACGATGAAGTCTACACCACAGTTGTGAATCATAACTCTAATCTTAGCCATTAGGTTTTCAGTCTCAATAGAACCAAAGTGGTCATAGAGGTATAGTCTATCCTTACCAATAGTTTCTTCCCAAGCTTCTTTCTCTTCCTTCTCTTGAAGTTCGTTATCAAAGAAGAGGGGTTTCTTAGAGTACATCCCAAGGAAAGAAGTAATAGTACGTCTCCAGTTTTCCTCTAGTGCTATGTATCCAATCTTTCTTTCTTGTTTGAGCATTAGGTCATAGGCAATCTCTCTAACTACTGTTGATTTACCCATACCAGAACCTGCTGTAAAGGTTACAAGTTCTCCTTTCCTTAACCCTTTAAACATATCGTTTAGTTTAGGATAAGGATACTCACAAGTTTCAAATACTTCTTTATCTTTATATTTATCCCAAAGGTCTGAGCCGTTTAAGATACCATCAGGTCTCCATTCCTTAGCTTCATAAGTAGCATTAACAACTGCTGACTTACCTTCAGCAAGTAGTAGTTCATTAGCATCCTTATGCCCTGTTTGAATAACCTTACATTTACCAGGGGATAGTAGTGGCATCACTGCTTCTACTGCATCCTTTCCAGGTTGGTCATTATCAAACCACAAAAGAATAGTATTGAATCCTTCTAGCCACTCTAGGTTATTCTTGATAATCCTAGGGGCTGATTGAGCACCATTAGGTAGAGATACAACAGGGTACTTAGCACCAAATGCTTCTGCTACTGAGAGAGCATCTACCTCACCTTCAGTAATAATAACCTGTCTTCCTTTATCTCTCCATAAATGTTTGCCATATAAACCACCTACCTTACCTCTAATCTTGAAGGTCTTATCTGCGTACCTAAGTTTCTGTCCTATTAAATTCCCTGTACTATCGTAGTAGTCGGCTACTTGAGCCTTAGAGCCTTGCACATCTGCAATGTGGTAGCCATACTTCTTACAAGTATCTCGGCTAATCCCTCGTTTACGAAGCTCTTCATATTCGCCTCTAACAAGTGTGTCTCTAGTCATTGTCTGTCTCCTTATCTGTTGTTCTTGTGGTTGGTCTTCTCCCTCATACGTGTGTATGTAGTGGCTACAACTGAAACAAGTTGCTGAGTCGTTGTCATAAACAGCAAGTGCATCAGAAGAGCCACAAGAGGGACAAGGGTCGTGTCGTACAAACTCGCCTTTGTCCTTCATTCTTAGAAGTCCTCGTCTACAAATGCAGTTTCAGCTTCAGCTTCTGGTTGAGTATAACCACCATCCACATTATCAAAACCATCACCTGCTTTAGAGTACTCATTAAGTTCTACAATCTGTACAGCATTTAATCTTAATGAAATACCTACTTGATTAGTAGAAGCCATATGGTAAGGCTTTATGTATAACTTAGCTCTTACTCTTGAACCATTACCTACAAGCTTATCAAAGCCTTTCATTACCTTACCAGTAGCATCACTGATAGGCATAGGCATAGTATCACCTTTCATAGACTGTCCATACTGCTTAGTCTTGATTAGTAAGTTACCTGTAAGGTTTCCTTCTTTATCTACTTGTTCCTTGAATACATCTGCTTTAACTAATGACTTAGCTTTGGCTGCATTAAGACCACTATGGATTTCATCATAGTAATCATCAAGGATAGTAGTTAACTTACTCTGTAAAGGTTCTGCCTCATCAGGAGTAAACACCATATCCATAGAATACATTGGTGTTGAGTTATAAGGAGATGTTTGTGGCTCAGTTATCTTAGCCCACATTGCATCTGCTACTGGTGTTATTACTGTGTTATTCTTTTTATTTGACATTTTCAGTCTCCTATATTATTTACTTATCATTGTTTGGCATTATTGCCATCTATACATCTAACCTAAGATATATAAAGGAGTAGTAGTATTAAGATGTTGTGGAAAAAAGGGGAGACAAATAACCACAAAACTACTACTCGTTTATATATCCTACTTATTAAATACTTATTTATACTTATTACTTCTGCTTACTTATTTTAAATTACTTCTTTAATACTATTACTTATACTAATTATATAAGTAGTAGTATAAGAGAAGTATTATATACGTAGTTAATACCCCTTCTATATATATAAGAGAGTTTAAAACCTCTTTACCAGAAAGAGTAGTGGTTGTCAACCCCTTTTAACTAAATATATAATCACTTTCCCATACCTGTGTTAAATCAAGAGTATAAAGTATCACATTATCTGGATGTGGTCACTCAGTTGTGGTTTGTTCTTGCAACTGCTCATACCATTCTATTAATGGTGTACTCATAACCAACTCTACATAACTATCTCTTACTGCTTTATTTAATTGTGGTACTGCATTACAAGGTACAGCAAAACTATCGTGTATTAATGAGAAGTCGCTTACACCTTCTTCTGCTAACCTTTCTACTGTTAGGAACATAAGAGTAGCATCTAAGGAATGTATTAGGTTAGGTGCAATACTACTACTCTGCCTCTTCCTATCTAACTCATCACTAAAGATATTAAACTTCAGTTGTCCTAATGGTGATTTAACTCTGGTACTTTCTCTTTTTACTTGTGCTTGTATTACAGGGAAGTTAAACAAAGGCGTCTTCCACACTAAAGGCTTCTTAGCATTATTGAAATGAGTAGTAAGTTCTTTAATATACTCCTGTCCAATAATAGCACCTTTAACAACCTCATATATTGATTGAGTGTTTAAGTGAGTAAGTAGTTTAATAGTNATCCACTTCTCACCCTTCCAAAACACTTCATCATTATCCTCATACTCATCAAACAACTCACGAAGTTGGTTATACATACCTCTTTGTGTTACTGAATATGGTTGTGTCATTACATTACGCTTAGTCTTCTTCCTATCTATATTACCTTTCAAGCCTTCTGCTTCTTTGTGGGTCTTAACCTCAGTGAACTTACCTGAACTATCAGTAAAAGTAAACTCTTTAGGATAATCACCACTCATTAACCTACGTTCTACTACTTCTGCTACATCTTTATAAATATCAGCAGGTTTACCTGTTTCATTATTGATTACATTTACTGCTCTTGCTCCATCTTCATCCATCAATAGACCAGAATAAATCTGAATACCACTACAAGTAGCATCTAATGGTACAGGGTAGTGTACTTCTTTACCTTCTAAAGCATCTGATAATGCGAAACAACCACTTAAAAACATTAAAGGTTCATCTTGTTCACTCCAGAAAGAAGTGTCCTTAAATGGGTCTTTACTTGCTTCTAATATCTGTTCAATATTATCATCAACCCAAGCTACTCTATCATCATAAGGTATCTTGTCGTGTCCTGCTGTGTTTGCTATACCTACTTTCAACCAATACAAACCCTCAGCATCAGGTTTAATACCCTCAGCAAACTCAAGCATAGACTTAACATTACTACTTGATTGTGGGTTTAATGTCTGTTGAGCAGGATACAACCTACCTCTAAAGTCTGATTTATAAGAGAAGTAAAACTCATCATACTTACTAAACTCATTAGCAAGGTCTAATGCAATAGCAAATACAATCCTCCTACTATTATTAGCTTCTAGTTTAGTTAGTAGTTCCTCTCTAGCAGTATAGTAAGCAGTATAGTCTTCTCTATTCTTATGTCTTTTGTTGCCTCTATCATCTAAGATAACCTCACCATAAGCCTCTGGTTTAACTAAGTCATCTACACTAATAAACTCTTGATAAGGAATACCTGCAATACATTTAAAATTATGTTTAGCTTTAGTGTAATCCCTTAGATTGCTCTCAGTGATATGCTTAACTACCTCTAATATCTTCTTATTAATCCTCCAAGGTGTAGCTTGTGCTTTATTAACCACGTTATAAAACCTAGATAGGTCTAACTCAGGGTCATTCTCTATCATATGTTTATATATCTTACGTTGTTTGGCAGTCTTAAACTTAATCAACCCCTTAGTAGCAACATAATGATAACCACCTATCTGGGTATCACTCCATTCTTTAGGTGGAATAACTAAAGGTTTATACTGTTCACTAGCACTAGTAAGAAAAGACTGTACATTTTCAATAATCTTCCTTGCTTCCTCAGTTAGCTTATAGAAGTACAAACTCTTCTTACCTTTAGTTTGTGGTGTCCTCTTACCATATCTCTCAACTAAACCTATATTAGAGTTTACCAATATCTCCATCAAAGCTACACCTTGCTTAGGTGCAGTTATCTCTTCCATCTGTTCTTCTACTAACAACTGTGCTAATCTTTCTTTCCTAGAAACAACATAATCCCTACCTCTTTTCTTATACTCATACTCAATATAAGAAAATAGTTTTGGTTGTTCTGCTTTAAAGACATCAAGTAGCATTGCTCTTTTTATTCTGTATATAATAGCTCGTATTAGTGTCTGAGAGGGCTGAGGTTTCTTTATAAGCGTACTTATTACACTTTGAAGGATAAGGTAAGCCAACTCATCTTCCCTCCCTTTATAAGCCATTAACGGCTCTCGCCTTTGAAACGCTCTACCTCTTAATTGAGCATTAAAATACTCCTCAATACTAGATGTTAATCTTCTTACTCCTATTTTTTGTAAAGCAATACCCTCTGGTGTAACATCAGCGTTACCTAATGCTACCATCTTCAGATAGTTATTAACTATCTTAGTCTTACTTGAAGTGTACTGTTCATTTTCTAGTCTTACTTGCTCGTCTTGTAAGTTCATAATCCCCCTAAAGTTTTACAGGCTGTAAAAGTTACTTGTCTGTATGTGTTTCTAAAAACTCTGCTGTTTCTTCCAACCAATCTAACCGTTGTTGTACAAACTCATCAGTTGTTTTCTGTTCTTTGCTTATAAGATGGTCAATCATAGGCTCAGTTCCTAGCCTAGTATCAATATATTCCTGTGTTGGTCTATACTCACCAAAAGCAAACACTAAATTACCTTCGTTTACTTGTTCAATTACATAATCATTCATTCTTCCCATTTTTATTTCTCCTAATTATAAAGTTTTATTCAATAAAGCCCAATGACTCTCTTTATCCCATAACATTCTTTGTTCTACGTACTTTTGCACCTCCTTATTATTTTCGTATGCATTAGCACCACTCAGTTGCCTCTTAACAGGTGCTAATATCTTCTTACTGTTGCCCTTCATCATAGATAATCTGGTACTTGCTGTACTAGTTTTACACTTTAGGTATTCAGCTAACGATTTACTAGTCCATTCGCTACCATCATCTAAAGTATATACCCTAAGACCTCCTACCTTTTTATGTTCCTCAACTCTAAAGAGTTCCTCTGGGTTAGACCACTTAATTAAGCGACTATAACAAGTACTCTTCGGTAGCCCTGTATTTTCTACTAGTTGAGCGACAGTAATAAACTGACCATCATCTAACTTAAATTTTCTAGTTGGTTTATTTTCCATTACCTCTCCTCTTTACATTTATCAAAAGTTTCCCATTGCTTACTAGCCATCTCCTCTACCATCTTAATAATACGCCTATACTTCTCAGCTTTAGCACCGCTCTCGTGGTACGTGAAAGCCATAGACTTAATATAATCGTGTAAGAATTTACCATAACTAGTAGGCTTACCATCTACCATTCTTAACTTCTTTAATGTTTTAATCCTACGCTCCAGACTCGTCCCCTCGTGGCTAAGTCTGGATTGATATACCATTTTATGTAATTCTTCGTTCTCTCTCATCTTTACCCTCCTTATATTCAATATCCCACACAGTATATATTAGTCCAATTAGCATTAGTATATATACACCTACTAAAAACTCAAACATTCCGTTACTCATTATTCCCCTCCTCTAGTCTATTTAATTCTCTTACCTTACGTTGTAAGTCGTCTTTAACTACTTCAACTTCAAACGCTAAGCGTTCTATCTCTTCTAATAGTTTTTCTTTAGTTTGCATATTATTTCTCCCTCTGTTCTAGTTCGTCTTCCGACATAAAATTAACTTGTATTAACTCACCATCTTGGGTTTCAAACTCCCAATAAAGCGCCTCATTCTTATACACGATATCTTTAAACAACTCTAAGTCATACTCAGTGATAGGTATGTTTATCTCTTTCCCTTTCATACTTCCTCCTCTTCTACAGCGTCAAGAAATCTATCTATATCCTTTGCCAACCACTCTGGTATGTCATCTGCTGTAAGCACTTTACGTTCATCAGGATTATCTGACCATTCAATAGATAGTTTAATATCCCACCCCACTATTCTTTTATCAGTCATACTTCCTCCTCTTCTGCTACTTCACATTCATACACTTTAGAGCCATCCCAAGACATCTTAGTACACCAACTGTCCTCATAAGCTTGTCTTTCAGCCCTCTCTATAGCTTCCTCTTTTGATTCTGCTTCTACTGTAGCCCTAAAAACTAAAGTTACATCTAGTTCTACTTGATATTCTTTCATACTCCCTCCTTAACAAAGTCAATAAAATACATAAGGTCTTCACTCCAACCACTTGTATCTAATTTTCTATCTGAAATTGCACAAACATCTAGCCATAGTTTGTCTGTCATTGCACCATCACCATTAAAGTCATCACTTTCCCACCATTCAATGATAAGAGGTGTGTCTTTAGGCATTTCTGATAATAACTTGATTGCTTCTGTATTTGTCATACTTCCTCCTTTTTATAGACGATAACAAACAAAACTATTAGACTTAAAAGGTTCAATAGAAGATGAAGTACCAAATCTGTATTACATAGTTCCGTCATACGTCCTCCTTATATTCACCCTTAGTTACAATTTCATTCAAACAAAGTTCTGCTTCATATAGCGTCCAAAAGCCATAATAGAAACTACGCTCACATACATCGCCATTAGATACTCGATATTCTGTCCGTCCATCGTTTTGCTTTACCTTAATTATTCGCATTTTCATAGGTCTAACACCCAATTCCCACAGTCATCATCAAAGTACCATTCACGAGATTCAACATATTGACCTGCTGTTAGTTTAACCTTAGCCCACGCTTCATCTTCATCGTAGGTAGTCCATAGTGCTTTATCCTCTTTATCATAAATTGTATATTCTCTTATAAACATTTTAATTCTCCCTTATTTATAATCTAAATCATAATCAATTTGATACTCACCTAAATCAATCTTATTTTGTATCTCTTGTTTACTCTCTGAGATATTTAAAAAGTGCTTCAGGTGGCGTAAAGTAGTAGGACTATAATCCCAATCTTTACCTAGTGTTACTTCATCACCAACAACCCTTGCAACGATTGATGTATATGATTGTAAATACTCCCCAGACTTTGTATTAATTACAAAATGGTTTGCTACTGCTTTATCTTTATAGTTTAATAGTTGAGTTATTCTCATTTTCATTTCTCCGTTTTTATTATTTAATTACAGCCCATAACTTTTAATATACTTGTATTGTTTACAGGCTGTAAAACTTTGTTTATACTTCTACTTCTACTTCGTTTATTACTTCTTCTTTATATTCTTTAATATCTATATCACGTAACAATCTAATACACTTCTCAAATTGTAGTACTTCCTCTATTAAGTTTAAATCAATAGTAGTAACTACCTCGTTTGTGTCGTAGTCTAATTCTGTTTTCTCATTACCGAAAGCCAATGCAAAAACATCTCTTACTTTCATACCATCTAAAAAGTCTACTGTTCTAATTTTAATTTNCATTTTNATTTCTCCGTTTTTATTATTTATATTCTTTAAGTATTTTTCTTAGTGCGGTTTTAATATGACTATCTTCTAAACCACTTGCATACGCATTTTCACTTAACCGATAATTATTGTTTCTATTAGTAAACTGATACACTCCCATAATAAAGGCTTCAAACTGATTATCTGTATAATCTACGTGTTTTCTGTATCTTCTTGTGTTTTCTTCTCCTACATAAGAAATAGAACCTTTAATCGCCTCTTCAAAATCTTTATATAAACCGTCTGTCATTTTCATTTTNATTTCTCCGTTTTTATTATTATTATTTATACTTCTTCTACTTCTTCAATGCTACTTAACAACA